TACGATGGGGAAGACGTAGGCTTGGAAGCTAACTCTACTGTTGATGTAACAGAGTGTTGGGTCAAAGTAGACAGGGATGGCGATGGTATCGCAGAGTTAAAACACTTTATTGTGGCAGGAACAGTTATCCTGTACGAAGAAGATGCTAAGTCGGTTCCTCTTTGTTCTATTTGCCCTTTTGAAGTACCTTACGAGTTCTATGGTTTAAGTGTGGCGGACATGACAAGAAGTTCTACTCTTGCGGCCACAGCCATACTAAGGGGTTTTGTTGAAAATACTTACCTCACTAACTACAGTCCTAAGTTAGCTGATCCTAACGTAGTAGACTTCAGTGCACTACAAAATATGAAACCTAAAGACCTTATTCCTACTAACGGTAATCCTGCAACAGCAGTTGCTGCCTTGCCCCCAGAACAAATTTCTACTGGTACTGTGCCTATACTAGAGTACTTACAAACTCATAAAGAGCAAGCCACGGGTATGTCTAAAGCAGCCCAAGGTTTACAGGATGAACTTTATGTTTCAGGTAACTCTGAGGTTAAACTAGCTCAAGTAATGAATGCCTCTCAGAAAAGAGTTCAACACATAGTAAGGCGCTTCGCTGAAACAGGCTTTAAACGCTTGGCTGAAGGTGTCTACAGTACTATGAAAGCTAACCTAGATAAAATGACTGTTCAAGACCCTAAGTACGGTGCACTTGATGTAGACATTAAAGCACTCCCTAAAAGTTTAGAGCTAGAGGTTGATGTAGATCTTGGAGAAAACTCCAACGCTAATAAACGTGACAAGTTACAGATGTTAGCCAAAGAACTAATACCACTGTTAAATCAGGCAGGCGCGGGTTCTTTGATGAAAGTAGATGCTTATGCTACTATTGCAAATCAACTATTAACGTCCCTGGATTTGAATCCTTCGGATTACTTAGAAGATCACGAGACCGAAGAGTTTCTTAAGAAAGCCCAGGCTGGAAAGAAACAGGGAGAAGAAGATCAGGCCAAGTTAAAGGCTATAGCAGAAGCTAAGGCTAAAGCAGAACAGGCTCAGGCAGAGGCTAACGTACGCTACACAGACATTCAGGCCGATAACGCTTATCAAGATAACGCAAGACAACTGGCTATTGCTATAGACACTCACTTCCAGAAGTGGGCGGACATAGGAATGAAAGCTAATAAAGATGAAGTCGAGGTTCCAGAGGCTCCTGACTTCCAACAGTTAATAGCTACCTCCAAAGAAATACTGGAGGGGCTATCCACTAAACCTGCACCACCACAAGGTCAACCCCAGGAGTAGTTAGATGACTGATGACGTAGCTTTTTCCCACGAAGAATATAAAGAAATATTAAGATTAGAAGAGATTAAAATTGCTGCTAAACAATTAGAAGAGTTTAATAAAAAGTATAAACAGGAAGAAGTTACGGTTGTAACTCCAGTTGAGGGATAAATGAACAAGTATAAAGATGCAGCCGAGAAGAGGCTAACCGGAAAAGTACATCCGGACAGAGCAGCGCAACTAGCTTTAGCTAATGCAAAGTTCTCTAAACAACATCGAGAAGAATTTTTTACTGACGCTTACGGTGATATTCTCGTTGATTTGTTTGTACAATGGTTAAATACGGAACCACACGAAAGTAAGTCGCGAGATCACTTGTACCACTGCGCAATGGCTCTCGGGTCTATCAAAGAGAAGATGCTTCAAATTGAAACTTATGGAAGTAATTTGGAGACTATAAAGGAGAATAAGAATGGGATTAATTAAAGAAGAAAATAGAGAAGCAATAATGGGGAACATAAATACCTCGTTAGATTATTTTTTTAATACTGAGTTTGCAGGGCCCACAGGGTCCTTCAAAGTTAGAGTAAGCGCTCAGATAGTTTCTGATCTGCTTAAAATAAGAGATTTTGTTGAGGGTGATAAACCTAAAACAAATAAAGCTCCCGTTTCTAAAAAGGGAGATAACTAATGGCTGAACGACAAACCTCTACCCCACAGGATGACGTAATTGTTAACAGCGGTGATGAAGACGCACAACTCAATGACATTCTAAGTAGATCCCCGTTAGCGCAAGCTGCAGGGATTGTGCCAGAATCTCTACCTGAGGCCGAAAAGAACCCGACTACAGAAGCTGAGGAAATCGTTGAAGACCTTGCCCCAGAAACTGAAGTTGCAGAAAACGAGGACGATGTTGAGGAAGAAGACACAGAAGAAAAATCAGAAAAAGATACCGAAGGTGGAGATGATAAGTCTACCGAAACCGAGACGTACGCCTTATCTGATTTAGAAGATGTGATGGTAACTCACAAGATAGACGGTGAAGATATTACTTTACCCTTATCAGAATGGATTGCTTCTTCTGCTACCAAGCAGCACTTGTCTAAACAAGGTCGAGAACTAGGTGAAGCAAAGAAAGCTTTAGAGGACGAAAAGTCTAAGAAGTTAACTGAGCTTGATCAACTAGGATCAGCGTTAGCTGCTGGTCTGTATCAAACCGAAGCGCAAGCACAACAGGTTTATGTAGAATTAACAGCTAAGATTGAAAAAGCAACGGCAGAAGACGATACCTACGAGTTAGGTGAGTTGACTAAACAACGTACTGTTGCACAACGTAATTATTGGGAAGCCAGAAACAACAGAGAAGCTGTTTTAACTGAGGTAAAGAAACATCAAGAAACTAATCAACAAGCTCAATTTCAAAGAAATGTGGAAAATTTTAATGAACAAATCATTAATACTATTCCAGACTGGTCTGAAGCTGTAGCAAAAGAGTTGAGAGAGTTTGCCTTAGAAGAAGGATTACCAGAACGATTACTTAATGTTATTACAGACCCTACCATAGTTAAGTTTGTTTATGATTATAAGCAACTTAAAAAAGGTGTAAGTAAAGGTTCTGTGAAACGCAAAGAAGTACGTAAACTTAAGACACCTGTGAAGCGAGCTGCCCCGGAACAAAAAGTCCGACAGGATCGTGAGCAGATGATTAAGGCCAGAGCAATGAAAGAAAACGCTTCCAAAGAAGATCAAGATGCTTTCATGAAACAATACGCAACTAAGTCATTAGGAGGATAACAATGGCATCAGGTTCATACGCAACCCAAGGGGCAAGCGATAATCGTTTTGACTCCGGAACTGCAGGAGCGGCAGTCTCAGAGAATGAGGATCTAGCTAATTTTATTAGTATGATTACACGCGCCGAAACACCGTTTATGTCGTCTATCGGCAAAACAAAAGCCACAGGTATATACCATGAGTGGCAAACAGATGAGTTAAACGCACCAGCTGATTCTACAATGAAGCAGGGCGCTGACTTTGATAACGTTGGTCCTGACGGAGCAACAGACGCAGCGGATGGAGGTAACACTATCTCTAGCCGAAACAGAACACGTCTAGGTAACTACACACAGATTAACGGTAAAACTGTTTCTGTGTCTGGAACTAAGCGTGCTGTTGATCAAACAGGTGTCGCAGACGAGTATGCTTACCAGCTTAAAAAGCGTGGTACTGAACTTCGTCGTGACGTAGAATCAGATATGATTCATTCAACTAACATTGCTATACCAGGTGCTTCCGGCACTAAAGGTAAAATGGGCGCTGTTATGTCTTGGATGAATACTGCTGCAAACACAGTGCTTGCAACTGGTTCTACTTTTCAAGTACCTTCAACCCTCCCTACAGGAGCAGGCACTGATGGTACTGGGGCACATCGTATTGGTTTAACTGCTGCTACAGATACTAGGGTTGCTCTAGAGCTTTCCTACGTAGATCAGGCAATGGAAAACATTTACGAAGCTGGTGGTAAAGCCACCCGTGCAATGATGTCACCTAAAAATAGGAGAGTTTTCTCTTCTAAAGCTCAGGCTGCAAACAGCAATGTTCGTAGAAATATAGACGAAGGCGGTAAGCTACGTGCTTCCGTAGACGTGTATATGTCTGATTTTGGTGATATTATGATTGAACCAAACTACATTATGGGTCTGGCTAAAAACTCTTCTTTAAGAGTAGGTAACCATGCTTCTAATGTTCAGAACGGCGCAATGGCTAATCTGATGATATTGGTTTATGATCCACAGTGGTTTAAATCAGCTACACTACGTCCTCTGAAAGAAGTCGATGTAGGCCAAAAAGGTGACTCAACAGTCGGTATGATTGTTGAAGAGTGCACTCTTGAGTGTTCTAACCCTTCCGGTTCTGCAATGATTCTAGGACTTAACGGAGCTTAATGTTCACAACTACCCCTGGGGTAAAACCCAGGGGTCTTTTTTTGGAGAATAAAATGTTATTAAAAATTACTAATAACTCCGGTGGTACGGTAGCTAACGTTACTGATGGGGGGTTTATGTACGTGTCTTTTAGTTCAGTAATTACTACTAGTGTTAACGCTATAACTCATTATAAAGCGGATAACAGCGGTAGTTATGTCGCTGTGCCTAGTGGCCATAAAGCCGAAGTCGGAGAAATTACTCGACACGGAGAATTTTCAACAGTATTGAGAAGTTAATAAAATGGCAAGATTTAAACATTCAACAGACCTCGGAGATGTAGAGGGTAAGATAGAGTTTGAAGGTGGAGTGCGAGGGTGGAGTGTCACCCAAGATATAGATCCTTTCCTTAAAGAAGCTAAAGAACAAAGAGATATTGGGTTTAATAAGAAAACTCACTACCGAAAATTTGCCTCTATACCAGATGTAGTAGCAATAGAAGTTATGACTAATCATGGAATAAATATTCATGACCCCGAAGTTATAAGCGACAAGTGGGAAATGAAAAAATTTAAAAACATAATCATAAAAGAGTATCCATATCTGGTGGTTAGCACTTAGGAGGATAGCAATGGCAACCTACGAGGAAACCCTCAACAACTTAAGAGACTGGTCTGATAGAGATTCAAGTATTTTAAGTAATGCTTTAGTTAAAAAGTTTGTTACTTTTGCTGCGGATAAAGCTTATCGTAGCCTCAGAATACCTGCTTTAGAAACAACAGCAGATTTCACAGTTACAGCAGCAGATATAGTAACTAACCCTTCTAATCTAGGTACGGAAATGAAGATGGCGGCACCCAGTGATCTTATTGAACTTATCTATATACAGAGAAAAGGGGCAGGGATAGTTTGGAACACTAAAGTTGATTCCAGAACTTTCCACGACAGGTTTGCCGATAAAACTAGTTTTAATTTTTATACTAGAGTGGGCTCTAATTTTCTTTTACACGGCACTATAAACGTAAATGATGTGCTGGAAGTCCACTACTATCGAAGACTCCAAGCTTTAGACGCTCAATACGCTATAACTGAGGCTAATTACTTATTACAAGGGACTCAAGGTATTGCTGCTATGACACGACAAGCTTCATCCAGTAGTGCTACTGATTTTAATAAAGCCTCTACTATCCTTTATTTTCCTGCCGGTACAACTACCAGTCAAATAGATGCGTACACCCCTACTCAAGCATCACTTGTTTCAGGGACCATAAGTGGAGTTAATTATAGTGTAACAGCACATATGTTACCTAATCATATTGCTAACTGGTTAAGAGATGAAAATGAGAGAATTCTTTTATATGGCGGGCTAGCAGAAGCGTACGACTACTTAGAGGAGAATGAGCTATCTACAAGATTCGAGAAAAGATTCTACGATGAAATAGATAGATTAAATGGAGAGGAAGCAAGAAGAATAGCAAAAGGCGGGAATATTTCTATAAGTTTTTCTGCTAATGGTTTAATCTAGGAGAATAAAATGGGTTTTACATTAACTAACGTTGACAACGATTCTCCTGGGGGAGTGTTTAACGCTTCTAAAGATATTCAGTCTCATGCTGCAACTGCCTCTGATGCTTCTCTTAAATCTTTCCAGGAAAGTTATTTAGGGGCGCTTAGCTCTGATCCAACAACTACAGCCTATGGTACTGCAGTATCAGAAGGGATGATTTATTTTAATACTACTGATGATATAACTAAAGTACATAATGGGACAAGCTTTATAGTAATGTCTCCTGGAGATACTAGTCTAGCTAATATAGATATACTACTAAATAAGTTTGATGGCAGCGCTACAGCCACCAGCGGAACAACTAAGAATCTTGCTCTGGTTAACGCTGTAGCTACGGACGCTGCAGACATAGGTGAGGTAGCAAGCAAAGCTACTGAAATAGGATTGTTAGGTACTAGTAATAATATTACTGCAATGGGACATCTTGGTACTGCAGCAGCAGTAGAAGATATGGGAATCTTAGGTACTACTAATGTAGTAGCAGATATGGCTATACTGGGCACCAGTGATGTTGTAGCAGATCTAAACACTCTTGCTACTTCAGACATTATTTCTGATATGAATGACTTAGCCACTAGTGCTAATATTACCGCAATGGGGCACTTAGGTACTTCTGTTAATGTTACTGCAATGGGGACCTTAGGTAATCCTGCCGTAGTTAGTAATATTAATGCTTTGAATGGGACTAACGTATTAACCTATATAAGTAACTTAAACGGAACAGATGTTATTAATAATATTAATGCTTTGAATGGTTCAGGGGTTATTAGTAATATAAGTACAGTAACAAACATTCAAGCTGACGTAACTAAAGTTGCTAATATAGACGCTAATGTAACTAAAGTTGCTGATATAGATGCCAACGTAACTAAAGTTGCTGATATAGATGCTAACGTAACTAAAGTTGCAGTAATAGACGGTAATGTGACTACAGTTGCAGGCATTGATAGTGCTGTAACTGCTGTTGCAGCTATACACGGAAATGTAACCACTGTAGCAGGGATCAATACTACACACTTAAGTAACGTATCCGGGGTCGCTACCAATGTAGGGCTACTAGGGACCAGTGGCGCAGTATCAGACATCAATGATGTTGCAGGACAAATAAGCCCTACTAACAATATTAACACTGTTGCAACAGCTATTAGTAATATTAATCTTGCAGTTACTAATCTTAGTTCTATTAATAACTTTGCAAATAAATACAGAATAGCTTCCTCTGCCCCCAGTTCAGACAACGATGACGGTGATCTTTATTACAATACCAGTAGTAATACTCTTTATCTTTATGATGGTTCAGCCTGGCAACAAGCGGTCTTTAATACTGCTGGGGCTCTGTTTGACTCTGATTTTGGCTCTCAAGGAATTATACTAAGAGGTGCAAGCTCAGGGTCTTATAGTATACTAACAGACAATAGCAGTAATTGGAATACGGCTTTTGGTTGGGGGAATCATGCTTCAGCGGGTTACGCTGTTGCACTTAACGCTGCTCTTACAGGAAACCCTACAGCACCAACTCAAGCAACTTCTGATAATTCTATTAAAATAGCTACAACAGCTTACGTTGCCGCTAAAGTAACCGCAGTTTCAGTAACTTCCGATGATGTTACTGCTCTTGCAATAGCCCTAGGGTAAGGAAAAATTATGGCAAATACATTTAAAGTTAAAACAAATGCAGCTATGTCTGGATCAGCAAATAGCCCTGATGTTTTGTACACTGTTCCAGCTAACGAGAGAGCGGTTGTATTAGGTTTAATACTGGCAAACGTTCATACTAGTCAAGTTACAGTATCAGTTCAATTAGTTTCTGCTACCAATGATGTAGAAACTAATCAGACAGTATACTTATTAAGAAAAGCGCCAATTCCTTCAGGGTCATCTTTAGAAATATTATCTGGGAATAAAGTTATAGTTCAAGCCGGAGATATAATAAAAGTAGAGTGTGACACTGCAGCTAAAATAGACGCAACATTGAGTATTATGGAGATTGATTAATGCCTTATTTAGGGAACACCCATACTGGCTTACTTACTACACAAAGTTTAAATATTACTGGTGATGCAGACATCGGGGGAACCCTAGAAGCAGATGTTATTACAGTCGATGGTATAACATTATCAGAGACTATAGCAGACACCGTTGGTGCTATGGTAACTAGTAATAACGAAACAGGAATTACAGTAACCTATCAAGATTTAGACAATACTCTAGATTTTGTTATTGGAACATTAAATCAAAACACTACTGGTTCAGCTGCTACTTTAACAACTGCTAGAGCAATAACCCTTACAGGGGATGTAAGTGGCACTGCTAACTTTAATGGGTCTGTTGGTATAACTATAACTACTACCATTGCAGATGATAGTCACAATCACACTATAGCTAATGTAGATGGTTTACAGGCTGCTGTAGACGCTAAAGCCGCCTTAAATTCTCCGAATTTTACTACAGATATTGAAGTTGAAAATATAAAACTTGATGGGAATACAATTTCCGCAACAGATACAAACGGCAATCTTAACGTATCGGCAAACGGAACTGGTCAGGTAGTCGTATCGGGAGATCTAAAGCTTACAAATGCAGTTGTAGAAACAGTTTACACTCTTACTGGCACAGCACTTGATCCTAACAATGGAACTTCACAAATTAAAACTCTTAGTGGAAATGTTTCTTTAACAGATAGTTTGGCTTCTGGTGAAAGTATGTCTTTAAAGTTAATTAATGGTTCTTCTCATACAGTTACTTTCCCAACAATAACTTGGGTATCAGCCACAGGAAATTCTGCGCCAACTCTTACGGCCTCAGATCAGCTAGTATTTTATAAAATTTCGTCTACGCTTTATGGCGTTTGGATTGGAAGTTCTGCGTAATGAAAGGAAATTTCTATGAGTTGGAAAACAACATTAATTTTATCAGGATCAACAGGAGGTAGCGTGACACAATTCCCATCATTTTTTGGTCTTTCAACTATAGGCGGTTTTACTCCTACTGACATCCTAATGGTAAAAACTGGTGCATTTCTTATTAGAGGGGCTATGCCAAGTTCAAGCTATAATAGAGCCACTGGTACAGAAGAGGTTACTGGGTTTAGTGGTCTTGGCACTGCTTTTAGTACGAACGATGCAGGGACTGCTGTTTATACACAGCCATTGGCTTTCTATATGACAGGTAATTTTTCAAGATGTCGAACCTCAGGCACAAAAACATTTACAGTAGGAGTAGCTGCCCATGCAGGAACTAATACCCCTTTTCTAAAATTCCAAGATTTTACAGAAGCGTCTGGCTTTCCTATTGATGGGCAGCACTCTAACCTAGCAACAGAAGCCGTAGAGTACTATCAGGAGAGCGGCAGCGCTACTGCCCCAGATGGGGGAAGCGATGGCCAAGGATTCATAACCTATAACTCAGACAGCTATGAAAGTGCAGTAACAACTGGTGCTACTTATAGGCTCATGCAGCAATTCGAGAACATAGGCGGATACCAACTTCGACGCATTTATGTTGAAAAAATAAACTCTGGTGGCTCTACAGTTTGGCGTGGAAGTTTTACTTGGGAGGGGAGTTACCCAGAGTTAATCGAGTGTTCAGACGGTTCAATCGTTTTAAATGGGAAAGAAGAGACCATTAAAATAGGGTCAACAGGAACAAGTGTTTGGAAAAATCTGGCCAACGATACAAAGAATAACTCAAAAAAATTACACTTTAACCCTGCCCGAACTCTAGGTGCGTGGGCTTATAATAACAAAGTTTATATTTGGAATTTTACAAACGGCGACATTTGGTATTTTTCTGCCGACGCCGCTATGCCCGCGACCGGGACAGCTGGGGGAGGGCAAGCAACAGCTCAAAACATAACTTATTACGCTAACGGTGCTTTAGGGTTTGATGCTGATGGTTACCTTTGGGTTGGAGGATATTTAAAATCTTGTATTTCAAGAGTTACAATCGATGCTACAAACAGAACCGCTACAGGCACAAAACATTATGGCTTGGGGTTTTTTGATAATTTTGGTATTACTGGGGGTAATGTTCACGATGGAAAAGTTTTCGCCGTAGGGAAGCGTGGGACTGATAGCACTACGAATCATCTTGGCTGTTCTGTAATATGTTTAAACACAGACTTTACTGACACTCTTACTCAGACAAGCTCTCAGTCTGATCCTATGCACATCAGACCAAATGTAGTACCAAATAACAGCTATCAAGACAGTTCTTATTCGTTAGACGCACCTTGGATGACTACGGTAACAACATCTCACGCTGTAACTGGAACTTTAAAACAGGCTGGCACTGCGGATACAGGCTTGGTTACTGCTTTTACTGGTACATACAATTACAACGCAACAGCAGATTCTATTATTTCAAAAGTAACTAATTCATATGGCAACAATACAATCATTATTTAGAAAGGCTAACTATGTACGTTAAAGTAATAAATGGTTCTATTGACCAATTCCCATACACACTTTTACAACTACGAAGAGATAATAAGAATACTTCTTTTCCGAAAGTAATGGCAGAAGAAACTTTAAATAGTTTTAACGTCTATAGTGTTGTTTCAAAAGCAATAGATGAATTTAATAATCAAACGCATTTTGCAAAAGCAGACGCTCTCCCTGTTTTAAATAATACTGTTTGGGAATTAGATTATACAGTTACAGCCGTTCCTCAAGAAGAGCTTGATCAAAAAAATGCTCAACTTGTTGCCGATAAAAGATCAATGCGAGATAGTTTACTAGCCGAAACCGATTGGATGGCATTGAGTGATGTTACAATGTCGGACGCTTGGAAAACTTACAGACAAGCATTGCGTGATTTTCCAACGCAATCAAACTTTCCCAATATAGATTTTCCAGCAAAGCCAGAATAGGAGTAACTAATGTCCAGAGCAAGAGATAGAGCCGACGGAAAGATTACTGGCAATGTAATCCCTGCGTCGCACGAAGCATTTTCACTAGGATCAGCGGGTGCAAGATTTAACGATGGGTTTTTCTCAGCATCAACCGTCGATATTGGTGGGTTAGCTATTTCAAAAGACGCTAATGGTGATGCAGAGTTTAAAGATGGGTCCGGGGCATTTAAAAAGATTATGGCCTCTGAGATACATTTAGGTACTGGGGCATCAAAAGCTGTTATGAAACGTCAAACAGACGGATCGGTTGGCTTTGCTACAACAGACAACTCTGGAACTGCAACAACAGCAGAGGTAGGGGGTAGTACCTCTGTTTACGCTAATACCTCAAGTCTTCCTTCAGTTGCTTCCGCAACCTCTGGTGACATGGCATTTGTAACCTCAAATAAAAGATTTTATATATTTAACGGCACTGCTTGGTATTCAGTCGTATTAACGAATACAGCCCCTACTGTAACAGGCGCAAGTTTAAATTATACTTTAGCAACCAATGGTGCCGCTACGGTCGTAACACTTTCATCAAGTGACCCAGAAGGTGACCCCTTAACTTTTAGTCACACAGCAACTGGGCTTGGAACGGAAGCAACAATCACCCAAGGAACAGGCTCAAATACAAATGTATTCACAGTAACTCCATCCTCGAATGCAGCCCATGCAGGGGTGTTTAGCGTTGTATTTTCTGCGACAGACGGGGCAAATGTCGTTAACAACTCAAGTTCATTTACTCTTGCATTTGCTGTTCCGCAACATTTCTCAACGACTTTAAAAGTAAAAACTTCTGGGAATAACGCAAGAACCAATTCAGCTTTCGATGATGCTTCAACTGGCAATCATACAGTTACAGCTAACGGAGATGCATACCAAACAAGCCTTACTCCGCACAATAGTGCATGGTCAAATTACTTTGCGGGAGCAGGGGCAACTGTAGAAAATGTTGTGTTTGGACATTCATCAGACTTTGTTTTTGGAACAAATGAGTGGTGCGTTGAAAGTTGGATATTTTGCGAAGGTCATCAGGCTGGAAGTTTTAGCCAAGGTAACATCTGGGGAATGAAGCATGGAACAGACCAACGTGGTGTCAACCTTCATATGCAATCTAATGGGAACTTTATGATTCTTATTGCTAACGCAACCACATGGACAATCGCTACAGATACTACAGTAGCAGTTCCAATACGAAAATGGACACACGTTGCTCTTACGAAAAATACCACAACTAACAAAATTTATTTGTGGGTCGATGGCAAAGAAAGTTGGTCAGTAGCACATACAGGTTCAATTGCCAACTCAAACAATAAACTAGCGATTGGGGGAACAATAACAGGGTCATATGGTCATAGTTTTAAAGGATATATTTCGAACTTTAGGGTTGTTGTTGGTGATGATGTTTATCTCAATTCGTTTAAACCACCTTTAGACCCATTGACGGCTATAACAGGAACAAAATTATTAACTTGTAATAGCAAAAGTTTTGAAGACAACTCTGGCGGTAACGCTAAAACAATTACTTTTACAAATACCCCAGAAGTATTAACTAATAGCCCATTAACCTTACCTGACGAATGGGGCTCAAGCGTAGGGGGTTCAGGTTATTTCGATGGCTCAGGTGATTATTTAACTATAGCAGACAGTGCAGACTTTGACTTAGCAACAGCTTGGACTTTTGAAACATGGGTTTATCCAACAAACTTGGGCAGTGGTTTTAACCCTATTTATCAAACTGGTGTTGATAGCAGTAATGGCTTTGTTATTGATATGAGCAGCAATGGTTCAACCCCAAAACTTTCGTATTACGCAGGATCATGGGTAACCCTTTCTTCTAGTGTAGTGATTGTTAACAAGTCTTGGTCACATATCGCAGTAACGTGGGATGGGTCTTATTATAAAATTTTCGTTAACGGTGTTCAAACTGGAAGTGCAACAAGTTCAACTGCAATAACAAATCCAACAACAGGGGTTCAAGTTGGACGGTCAACGACAAGTGGTGGGGCACAAAGATATTATACAGGGTATCTATCAGATACTCACTTTGTAAAAGGGACTGCTAAATATACAAGTGCGTTTACTCTACCAACAGCTTTAACAGCGTTAGATTCAAACACGAAGTTAAAACTTAATTTTGCCCAAGCAGGGATGTTTGATCTTGTTGGTAAAAATTCTCTAAAACTGTATGGTAACACACAAGAAAGTACAACTCAAACTAAGTACGCTACTACAAGCATAAAGTTTGATGGCGCTGGAGATTACATTATTATTGATAATGTTGAGGCACCAAGAACTAGTGATTTTCAAATAGAAGGTTGGTGGTATCAAACTAATACTGGCGACTCTGGAATGTTTAAAGCATTTTCGCCACTCAGTAATAATACAAACGGAGTAGCAATCGGTACTACTGGAACATCTTTTTGGGTAACAGATAATGGTCAAACAAACTTAGGCACTCATTGGAGCCAGAATGCTTGGCATCATGTGGCAGTCGTTAGAAGAAACGGAAAACAATATACCTTTGTTGATGGTGTAAATAAAGATACGGCAACTGGCAGAGCTAACACGGACGATTACAGCACTAATGGAATTACAATAGGTGGATGGTACGGACTCTCTAATGTTATGGCAGGATTCATAGAAGATTTTCGATATTTAAAAGGTCATACGACTTATCCAAATGAAAGACCACAAGAAGCTCTAACAGCCGTAAGTGGAACATCTTTACAGTTTGCTAATGCATCAACTATTCCTAGTTCGCCAAACGGACTTACGGTTACTGCATCAGAAGGCTCACCTACTGTTTCAACTTTTACACCACCTGATTCTACTGTATCTCACAGTATTTACTATGATGGTAATGATATAAATAGTGTTGCAGCAAATACTAATATTCATCTTGGAACTGGTGATTTTACTATTGAAGGTTATTTTTACATAGTGGGGCATATTTCAAGTTATGGTGCGTTGTTTGGAACCCGTGTGTCAAATAATACTAGTGGTTTTGGACTGGGTTATTCTTACTCTGGCAATATGTATGTTTATTCAGGGGGTTATATCATCCAAAATATTCCTTTTGAAATTAAAAAATGGATGCATTTTGCCTATCAGCGAAAAACTATTAGTGGAACATCTACCCATCAAATATTTAGAGATGGTATTTTTGTAGGATCAGGAACGACGGCACGGGACTATGCAAACCAACCGCTTACTATCGGCGGTGATTTATCATCATCAGAAAATGCTTATGCATATATAGCAGACTTTAGAGTTATAAAAGGTACAGCAATCTACAATACCTCTTTCACCCCGCCAAGTGCATCATTATAATAATAGGAGAATAGAATGCCGTACATAGGTAAGACACCGACACAAGGTGTAAGGGAACGATATTACTACACTACCTCCGGCTCTGAAACTTCTCTTTCAGGTGCAGATGACAATGGATTGGTCCTTAATTATGCAGACGCTAAGTATGTAGATGTATATCTTAATGGTTTACTTCTGGTACATGGTACAGACTATAATACTAATACTACAGATACTATTGCAGGTTTAACTGCACTAGCTGCTAACGATATTGTAGAAGTACTAGTTTATGACGTATTTAGTATATTTGGTGGTGATGTTACTGGCAGTATCAGTGTACAAAAAGATAATTTAAAAATAGCAGGGGTAGCAGTTACAACAACTGCTGCAGAGTTAAACAAGTTAGATGGCACCCCTGCAGGGTTAACTTCAACTGAGTTAGGTTACGTTGATGGTGTTACTTCTTCTATTCAAACTCAATTAGACGCTAAAGCAACTACAACAGTAGTAAATACTAAAGCACCTATAGATGCCCCAACTTTTACAGGGACTCCCGCAGTACCTACTGCTAGTGCCTCTACGAATACTACTCAAGCAGCGTCTACTGCGTATGTAACTACAGCAATAGCTAATCTTGCAGATTCAGCCCCTGCTACTCTTAATACTTTAAATGAACTTGCTGCTGCGCTAGGGGATGATGCAAACTTTAGCACTACTGTAACTAATAGTATTGCTACTAAAGCACCTATAGATGCCCCAACTTTTACAGGCACAGTCACAGCTAATGGTGGTGTAGTCTTTAACGAGACTTCTGCTGATGTAGACTTCCGTGTTGAATCAAATGGCAACACCAATATGATTAATGTTGATGGGGGTAATAATCGTGTTGGTATAGGCATGGTTCCCTATTACCAAATGCCATTAAATGTGAACGGACAAGTAGGTACAAGCAACGGTACAGCAGGTGCTCCAACACATACTTTTTATAGTGATGCAGATACTGGAATGTATAGAGCAGGGGCAAATATATTAGGTCTTTCCACCGCAGGTACAGAACGTATGCGTATCACAGCAGCAGGGAATGTTGGGATTGGTAATAGTGATCCCGAAGCCTTTGGATCTCTAATTGACAACCTTGTAATCGGAACGACATCTGGCGAAAACGGAATGACGATTGTAAGTGGTACAAGTAATGGGGGTCGCATTTGTTTTGCCGACAATACTGCAAGTCCTCAACGAGGCATGTTTGAGTATTCACATGCAAGTGACTCGTTAAAGATTAACACAAATGGAGCTACTCGTACCACAATAGATAGTAGCGGAAACTTAACTCAAACAGCTAACATAACAGCTTTTTCTGATAGGCGGTTAAAGTCTGACATTCAAACTGTTGAAAATGCTCTTGAGAAAGTAGAGCAACTTAGAGGTGTTACATATACTAGAAATGACATTAAAGAAAATGGACAACAGCTTGGTGTTATAGCTCAAGAAGTAGAAGAAGTATTTCCACAGGTTGTGCTTACAGCAGATGACGAAAGAGGAACTAAGAGTGTAGACTATGGTAGACTTACAGGTGCATTAATTGAGGCTATCAAAGAACTGTCAGCTAAAGTTAAAGAGTTAGAAGGGGAATTAAAATAATGACATTACCTGCATCAGGAAATTCTATATCTTTAGACCAGATACACGTTGAGCTAGGTGAATCTTCTGGTGGCACTGTAGCTTTGGGTGATGCAGATGTAAGAGCATTAGCGTCTGACACAGATGGTGCAATAGCCATGAATCAATTTTTTGGGTTGTCAGCAGCAGGAGCATGGCTTGTTGTTCTAACTATTGACAGTGGTATAGCAGCAGTACCAACTAATGCACTATATGACGTATGGGGGGCAGCAAGTAAAAGTGGTGATGGTACATATATACTGACAAGTAAATTTGGTATGAATCAACATAATTCGGATTCAAGTAACGTAAATCCAGAATTTAATATAACTAAAATTAACGCAGACGGTTCAGTTGCTTGGAACAAGCGTATTGATGGTGTAGCAGATAAGATATACAACCCTAGTATTCACGTTGCTTTAACAAGTGGCGCAGACGAAATATTTGTTTGGTGGAGAAGTTTAAATGGTGTTGCATACCAAACTGACAATAGAAGAAGATTAGTAAAATTAAATTCTTCAGGTGTCGAACAGGTTGAAAGAGAATACGATGTACCATCTGTATCAGAGTTTATTGCTACACAACCAGAGACTAGTAAAATTTACGATGACGGAACATACATTTATATATTTGGGACTATGTATGGCAGCGGGATAAGTGGTAGTACTGTAGGTAGTCATGGTGCGTGGTGGTCGAAAATAAAAAAATCAGATGGTGCTTGGACCGATGAGTTTATTTCAATTGAAGGGTCAGGTAGTAACTGGGGTAGAGGAGCAGGTTTTATAGATGGAAGTGGTAATATGTTGCAGCCTAGTAGTAGCACTACGGCTGAAAAGGGATTAAATTTTAATAAGTATGCTTCAAACAAAAGTAAAGTTTTTGAGAAAAAATATAGTTATGGTGGGACAAGTTACCCCTACACAATACAACCTTATGGTACATCTTGGGTGGGTGGAAACATGATTTTAGCAACCAATAATTATAGGGTATCTGAAACGGGTTTTACAAATGGTAATTACCCTGGATTAATGAAACTTCAAGGTAGCGATGGGGCAGTACTGTTTTGGGTGACAGCCGCTTCTGCAGGTGTAGGTTTTTCGTTTTATGGTAATGTACAAGATTCTTCAGGCAATATTTATGCTATAGGGCGTGGCATAGTTTCTGGAGATAGTAAAATTAGTGCGTTTGTAGCTAAATTTAATTCTAGTGGAGTAAAACAATGGAATTTTGCATTAGGTTATAATGACGATTCTATGCATGTGATGGGTGCGGGTATAGACATGGACGCAAGCGGTAATTTGTATTGTTTGATAAATATGTATGGTAACTCAGCCCAAGCATCAGTGTTAAAAATTCCTGAAGGTCAATTAGGTAGTGCTATTGGGGGATTAACTGCAGGACAACACGGTATATACAAAATAACTAATACAGATTTTGCATTTGCTACTGTTTCAGGCACTATTACTGTAAGGGATGCTGCTACTCGTACTATTGGCGCAGTTACTCAGACATCAGATGCGTCTGCATCTGACATTACTGTTGCTGCTGAAACAGGTGGCGGTGTTACACTAGTTGATATTGGTTAGAAAGGGATTTAAAAATGGCAATAATTGAGACTTCACGTATGCCCATAGCAACGGTTTGTACGGTATGTGATAATGTGGCTACAATAGTTCGTTATTTAAATACTGAGACTGAAGAAGTTAGTGAAGAAGTAGACTGTCTTGCGTGTGAACTTGCTGAAGAAGATGATGAGTATCATAATTGGAACAAGTAGACGCAGGTGACATAACCATTGCAGATGCAGACTAAATGTGATATAATATAAGGGAGTAAGACCATAGACCCAATCCAGAATATAGCAATGATTAATAAAGGAGTAGATTATGTCAGATGAAGTTGCAAATAAAATTTCTAAACTAGAGTGGACTATAGATCAACACGAAAGTAAACTAGCGTCTTTGTCTGACACTACTCATCACCTTAAAAAATCATTGTATGGGATTGAAAAGACTTTGATCCAATTAAAATGGTTTGCTATAGGAATGATAGCGCTATACTTACTAGATCAGTTAGGCATGACAGAAATAATTAAATTAATGAGGTGATACTATAGAACCAATTAGCGCAGCACTAATGGCTTTTGCTGCGGTTAAAAAAGGTATAAGCGTAGGCAAAGACCTGATGGCGATGAGCAAAGATGTAAATAATTTGTTCGCTTTTATCGACGGTGCAAAAGCCGCCCAAAAAACAGGAAACAAAAACGACCCTCTGTCTGACTATATAGCTTATGAAAAAGCTTTAGATATGGAAAAACAACTTGAACAAATTATTTTTGATACAAGAGGATCAAAGGGTGTAGCAACCTTTAAAAGGATGCGGGCACAGGCAGCTGAAGGTGAACGTAAAAGTAAGTACGCTCAGATAGCTCGTAGAAATAAAATAATGAACATACTATCTATTATACTAGGTGTAATAGTCTTTGCTGGGGGATTAGCTGGGATGGTTTGGTTTGCTACCTCCCTCGCTCCATGAGTACGATAAGCTAGTGTTACTATTAATTGTAGCTATAGCTTGGTTACACGCTCAAGAGTTCCCTCCATCTTGGTTATTAATTAAATGAGGCAAGCATGAATGAAATGGTCCCAGATAAAAAAGCATATCAATCTAACAGAAGAATTATGTGTTATATAGCCCTCGGGCTTATGACAATAACTACACTAGCTACTATATGGGACCCTGTAAGAATGGCCCACGCTGACGGGGCTATAATGACTCAGTATATAGCCTTGAGTGGGTTAGTAGGTGCTTATTTTGGTTTTTCTAAAACATCAGGATCAGTGTCTAAGACTAAAGGAAATGAAGTAGAAATGTCAGAGAGGTAGTATTAATGAGCTTAATAAACAGCTTAATTATTAGATTAATAAAGTGTTTAAATACAGATAAAAAGAAAATTAACTATTTATCAGGGGGGAAGAAATGAGTATTATAGCTAGTTTAATAGGCCCTGTATCTAGTATTCTTGACAAGGTAGTACCTGATGCCGACGAAAAAGCTAGGTTAGCTCATGAGATAGCTACTATGTCTGATCAACATGCCCAACAACTGGCTATAGCTCAGATAGAAGTTAACAAGGCTGAGGCTGCTTCAGGTAGTCTATTTAAGGGTGGATGGAGACCCTTCGTAGGTTGGGTATGTGGTATAGCTTTGTTATATCACTTTATTTTATCTCCTTTAATCTTATTTGGGGTAGCACTCACAGGAGTTAATATACCTCCAATACCAGAGTTTGACATGAGTTCTCTTATGACAGTGCTTATGGGTATGCTTGGGCTTGGCGGTTTACGTACATATGAAAAACAAAAGGGGATAACTAAATGACTACTAAGAAAACTGCTAGGCCGTAATGAATAAAGGCTCTTATTATATAGAGCCAAAGACTTGCCCTGTTTGTTTAGGGCCTATTAATCATTATAAGGTTTATACACGAAAGAAAGAATTTAAAACAGTAGAGGGTGTCTGTGTAGTTTGCAGAGAAAAAGAATTATCCCTGATCCGTAGCAAAAGAAAGGAAGGCTTATGAGTTTTCAATTATCACAAAAAAGTTTAGATAGGTTAGAGGGAGTTAACGAACACCTCATAACCGTAGTGAAGACTGCTATAGTATTAACCGATATAGACTTCGGAGTTATCTGCGGTATGAGAACAATAGAAGAACAGCAGACCCTGGTAGATAAAGGTGCTTCTCAGACTATGAAGAGTAAACACTTAGACGGACATGCGGTAGACTTAATGGCTTACGTAGGTGGACGGGCTTCTTGGGAGCTTAATGTTTACGATGACATAGCTGACGCGATGCAAAAGGCTGCAAGAGAAGTAGGTACGGCTTTACGTTGGGGGGCTGCTTGGCATATAAATGACATGCGTGAGTGGAGTGGTACAATGGAAGATGCCATGAATGCATACATTGATTTAAGAAGGGGGCAAGGTAGAAGACCATTTATTGATGGTCCACACTTTGAATTAAGCTAGTGTTTTTACCTGTAGTTACAATATGTCTTCTGTCTGTATTAGATCAGTCTGTGAGTTGTAAGATGTTTAACTCACCTGAACTTGTAACAACACAGCAAGAATGCATAAAGGTAGTAGGTGCATTTGTAACACAAATAGTACCCGATCTTCCTGCTCCACATACAATAAAATATAAATGTGTTGACAAGTCAATAAGGATATGAAATAATGAGTAGCCCAACAGACTTAATAAGTCCTTAAAAATATAAAGATCCCTTATAGGAAACCGGGGTCCCTCTCTCTCCCCGGTTTCTTTTATTATTTATATTATAGGAGACTAATTAATGGATATCTACGAACAGATTATTCATCTAAGTCGCTATTCCCGTTGGCTAGACAATAAAGGTCGAAGAGAAACTTGGGAAGAAACGGTGCAGAGATTAATCGACTTTTGGAAGGGCCGCGTAAATAGCCTACCTGACACTTTATTTGAAGAATTAAGATTTGCTGTAGAGAATAAACAAGTAATGCCATCTATGAGAAGTATGTGGTGTGCTGGTCCTGCTCTAGAGAAAAACAATATGGCGGGTTATAACTGTAGTTACGTAGCAGTAGACAGCCCAAGGACTTTTGACGAAACTATGTTTGTACTTATGTCAGGTACCGGTGTAGGCTTCAGTGTTGAGAGCGAAAATATAAGTAAATTACCTATAGTAAACGATCACTTTGAAAGTTCAGATAGAGTTATCATTGTAGAGGACTCTAAAGAAGGTTGGGCTAAAGCTTTAAGAAAGCACATTGCAGATCTTTACCTGGGTAGAGTACATAAGTTTGACTTCAGTCAGGTTAGGCCTGCTGGGGCAAGACTACATACTATGGGAGGAAGAGCCTCAGGGCCAGATCCCTTGGAAGATCTATTATCTTTTACCGAAGCCACTTTTAGAAAAGCAGCGGGAAGAAAACTTACCTCAATAGAGTGTCATTCTATTATGTGTAAGATAGGTGAAGTAGTAGTAGTCGGTGGAGTAAGAAGATCAGCTATGATTTCTCTTAGTGACCTTGGTGACAGGGAAATGAGAGATGCTAAGAGTGGGGCGTGGTGGGAAAACGAAGCGCACTTTGCTCTTGCAAATAACTCTGCTGTCTACAAGTCTAAGCCTAGCTTACCCGTTTTCTTAGAAGAATGGATATCTCTGATAAAGTCTGGTTCGGGAGAACGAGGAATTTTTTCTAGAGAAGCTGCAGATAAAAAAGTAGCAGAGTCTATGAGAAGAGAAACAGGTTTTGCCTGGGGTACAAACCCTTGTTCAGAAATAATTCTTAGGCCGAATCAAGTATGTAACCTCAGTGAAGTAATCTGTAGAGAAAATGATACTTTAGATGAGCTAGGAGAAAAAGTTAAGTTAGCTACTATCCTAGGTACCTTGCAATCTACTCTTACAGACTTCACTTATCTGAGGAAAGTCTGGAAAGAAAATACAGAGGCCGAAAGATTACTTGGAGTCTCTCTTACAGGAATACAGGACTGTAAAATATTACAGAAACCTAGTGCGGAAGATTTAATCTATCTAAAGAATATTGCTATAGAAACCAATGAGTTATACGCTAAGTTATTAAATATTTCTAGTTCTACTGCAATAACTTGTGTTAAACCCAGTGGTACCGTAAGCCAGTTAGTAAACTCTGCTTCAGGAATACACGGTAGGTTCGCACCTTACTACATACGAACAGTACGTCAAGATAAAAAGGACCCGATTACAGCTTTCTTAATGGACGAAGGAGTCCCTTATGAAGACGATGTAATGAACCCTAATAACACTTCAGTTTTTAGTTTTCCTATCAGCTCACCTAAGTCGGCTATTATGGCCAATGACCAGTCCGCTATAGAACAACTTGAAAATTGGAAACTATTTGCTATGCACTGGTGTGAGCATAAACCTTCAGTTACCATTTATGTTAAAGAAGATGAGTGGCTTGAGGTGGGTAGTTGGGTTTACAAGAACTTTGATCTAGTATCAGGAATAAGTTTTCTGCCTTACTCAGAACATACTTACGCTCAAGCGCCTTATCAAGATATTGGAGAAGAAGAGTATGAAAAAGCCTTTCATAATTTCCCTTCTCAAATAAACTTTAATAAATTATCTGATTATGAAGATACAGATAATACCGAGGGTGCTCAAACCTTAGCTTGCACCGGGGGTGCTTGTGAAATATAACAGGTAACAAAATGAAACTCAGAAACTTTCATGCGAAAGAACTTAGAACACCTAGGTTTCGCATGAAAGTAGTTAGAGATAAAAATAAATATACTCGAAAAATAAAACACAAGGGAGAAGAAAATGGTAAAGACACCCATAACCCCCTTAGGGCTTAAAGGCCTAGTGACTGATGTACCCTCTCAATCTTTATCTTTAGATTATTTTGATTCAGGTAACAATATGCGGTCTGTTAACGGGGCGCTGAGTGGGGTTAATAGTTTTGATAGTGAAACTAACATAGGATTTGGGTCTGGTGTAGCAGGGATTTACGATGCAGTTCAGTTTACCCCAGCAGGTAGTCAGTACTATAATATTTTTGCCCTGGTAAAATCAGGTAGCACTTTTACTGTCAGAGGCTTTAGTCAAAGCTCTACTCAATTTTCTGGGAATCAAACAATAACTGTTAGTACTAGCGGAGTAACTGATTGGACAGGATCTAACCAATACAGTACTGAGTATGGTTCTGATATGTTAGTATTTAATGAGGTATTAATAGTTAATTTAGGTACTCATGTACCTATGTATATGCCTTCACAGGGGGCAGCACTTATTAATTTTCCTACTGGAAAAACAGAAGTAATAAGTGGAAGTACTGTTGCTGTACCTTTAAAAGATTGGCCAACTGAAAATACCCTTACAAATCAGTCAACTCATGGTGGCCAGGATATTTATGCCGGTAAAATATCTAAGTTTGGAAATAGAGTAGTTGCTATGAGTATGTATGGAGATGTGGATTATAATGAAAGAGCAACTATCTTTTTTTCTTCCCCAATAAAAGATATTTCTAGTATACAAGCAATAGAGTGGTTAGCATCTAACACTAACTCTGCTTCGGATGATATTATAACAGAGAGCCCTGGGCCAGTACTAGACGGGGGTCAGCTAGGGGCCAACTTTATTGTGTATAAGTCAGACTCTGTTTTATCTTATATGGAGGTAACCTCTGAACCTTTTATAGTAGGTAAAGCTATTCAAGACGATGATGGGATAATTTCTTCTAGATGTTTTGAAGCTATAGGTAACAGTCAACACATAGTGTTTGGTAATTACGGTGTATACATTCATAACGGAGAGAACCAAAAACAAGTAGTATCTAAAAATAAAATACATGATGCTTTATATGCAGATATAGATAGAACTAGAGTAAACCAATGTTTTACTTTTAGGCACAATCAAGACAAAGAAACCTGGTTTTGTATTCCTACCTCTAGTTTAGGTTCTGGTAAAGAAGGTTGTGACAAGGCTTATTGTTATGCTGAGGAAACAGACTCTTGGTATACAAGAGACTTAGATAATTATACTCATATTTTTATTACAGAACTTTTAGGGGTGACTAGAATTTTTGCTTTAAGCCCTGACAACGCTCAACTACAAGAGCTTAGTAGTACTGCGGTAATAGCAAGTGGATCAGTAGAATTTTTAAATAGACCATTAGATACTAACGCTACTGTTAAAACTATGACTGCTATGTACCCTATGTCTAACGGTACTTTAAATATAGGTGTAACCTCTACAGACAATATTCCTACTAGCGCTTCTATTACTACTAAATCTTTTAACCCTGTTAATGATCATAAACTAGGCTTCAGAGAAACAGGAAGATACTTTGATTTGAAAGTACAGTTACCCTCTACCACAGACGTTAAACTTACAGGGGCTGAGTTTGAAATAAAACCACGAGGTAAGAGATGAGCGGTATAATAAAACCTTATATAAGTAATGGTATTACTGATCTTGAGTTAAGAAAAAGCCTTGATAGTATTATCAGAACCATAGACGCCTTAGATGTTAGTATCACTAATGAAGACCCTAATACTACTAAAACTAGAGGCGGCAGGCTCCACTATAATGCTGCTACTAGCAACTTGTTTGTGTTTAGAGCTGGTACTTGGAACCCAGTAAGTCCTACTACTTTTAAACAGTTAGCAGAGATTTATTATTTAAGAAACCCAGCTGATGCTTTTCCTGCTACGCCAACAGGAGGAACTTACACTCTTACTTCAGCCACCGCAGGCAGTGTTACTACTTTTCCTTCAGGGGGATGGGCAGCCTATGGTACTATAGCTGCTAATGCTAATGCATCGTCTTACTGGTGGTATAAGTCTAGAGCGGTAGTAGTTTCTGACAGTACTACAGGAGTAGTTACGGACTTAGGTTGGACTCAGCCCGAGTTTATAGGTAACTCAAGCCTTAATGGTTTAGCAAGAACAACAAAAGTTACTCTCTATTATCAAGGAACTAACACCCCCGGTACAGGCACAGATAACGCTAATGTTATCTCAGGAGTTACTGTTTCTGCAAGGATAACTTGGCTTACTGGCTTGGTTGACCAAATCACAGGGCCTGATGATACAAACGCTTCAGGGCAAAACGTATGGAGCATATACCCTGCTACTAGAAACCCAGAAAGTGTAGCTCAAGGAGTACAATATTCTGCTGTTTTAACTTTTATTGACCAAACAGGTTCTGCGTTAACCACTACCCAAACCACCTCTCAGCTTGTCAGAGGTACCTCTTTTAATGGTATGGTTACTTTTACTGATTATGCCGGTGCTTCAACCGATAGGTTTGGAGCCACTACAACAATACACGGCGGGCGTATCGAAACAAATACTATAGCAACAACACAACTTAGTGCTACTGCTCAACGTACTTTAGGTTTTGGTACTATAATAACTAGTGGTGCAGGCCATAGCCCCCCTACAACAAGAACTGATGGGAGCGCTCTGCAAGTAGGTGATAAGTATTACGATACTACTACCCAATACCAGTATATGTTTTATCAGACAACGTCTCAATCTACCCCACAGTGGAACAGGCTTAGTATTTTTGCAGACAGTATAGATGTTAATTTTTTAAACGCTCAAACTATTGTAGCTAACAGAATACAAACAGGTACCTTAACTTTTAGTGCCGCTGGTTCTGGAAACAATCTCCCTCTTATTAGCGGAGTAGGTGTAGTAGAACAAATTACTGGTGGATATAATCAAGTACAAAGTTTAGGGCCAGTGACTGCATTTGGTTATCGAACGACTCACACTCACACTACTAAAAATGATACAAGATTTAATACTGGTATTGTTGTAAATTTAACTGGAAAATTTAGGCATAATTCTTCTAGCGGTACTGTTGGCTTTGCATTTGGGTTAATAAGAGATAACAGTATAGTTGTTAATAGCAGCTCCCAAACTTATAATGTAGGAGCTTATTCATATGTACCCCTTATATATTCTGTTACAATACCTATAGTAGTTAAGGGGTCAACTTATGAACCTTTTGTACAGAGAACAGATCAAAATGCTTCAACTATGGTCACATCCTTAAGCGTTGCAGGAACAATACATGAGGTTAGATTTACATAATGCCCCATTATACTTTAATTGATTCTTCTACTAATGAAATTTTATCTAATGGATTTTATGAAAGTGAAACTAAATTTTCAACTAAAGAAGGAGAGACGCTATTAGAGAATGTTACTCCTCCCCCTGAAAAAGATAAATATAATCCAGATACTAAAGAATTTTATTCTTCTAATTCTTTTTTAGAAGACAAAATAAGAAAAGAAAGAGACCAATTGTTATCTGCTACAGACTGGACTCAGGTAGGAGATAGTACACACCCAGGATCTAAAGCAGATTGGTTAGCGTATAGAACAGCACTAAGAGATATAACTAAACAAGAGGGATTCCCTAGTTCAGTTACATGGCCTACCCCTCCGGAGTAAGGAGAAGCAGATGAAGGTAGTTAGATTAACTCCTCAAGAAGTATTAGAACACTGGCCTGTAATAGAGCCTGCGCTGAAGAAAGCGCTTAGGCACTCGGTAGGTGAGTCTACAACCTTTGATTTATTTCAATGGCTTATGAACCCTGGGTACGCCCAGTGTTGGGTTGTTCTCAGAGATAATACCCCGGTAAACGTAAGTGTAACAAAGGTAAACAAGTATGCACAACACACTAGCCTTCACCTTATTACTACTACTTCTCTTAACGGTGAGTCATGGGATAATTACAAACTAGCTCATCATACTATAGAAGACTATGCCAGAGGTATAGGGGCTATCAGAATAGAAATGTACGGAAGATCAGGGTGGAAAAAACACCTTAAAAAATTAATCGGTAAACAGGGGGAAAGCTATAAAGAATCCTATACCGTAATGTCAATGTTCCTTGAGGAGACAAAATAATGTTATACCACCCTTTTAATCAATATATGAAACCAGTCGTAGAACACATGAACTGGAAAGGCGGAGGCGCTGAAACAGTTGAAACACTTCCTGATTGGATGAAGCCTTATATTGAAGGAGGTATGTCATCAGTACAGGATGCTTTCAATTCAGGGGATCTCAGTCAAGTAGCAGGGCTGACCAATGAACAGAACGCAGGCTTTGACGCCCTTACCGGCGGTGCTGCTATGCAAGATAAAATGGCTGGGCTAGCTGCAGGTATAGCTGGCGGAGGAGGAGCTACTGATACTGAGGCGTTAAAAAATGCTGCAGCTTATCGAGCACAGGTAGGTAGAAAAGGCGAGGGAGCTACTATGGGGACCCTCTCCAATGTAGGAGGCGGAAGAGATGGTGTAAGAGACTCTGTGTTCGATGCTGAAATGGCTGCCCAGTTTGCTGGTATAGACTATGATGCTATGAGGGGAGATCAAGCCAGACAAGACGCGGCTAGACAAGAAGCTATGACTGGAGCTACAGCGGGAGGTACTACTCTGGCAGAAGTAGGAGGGCTTAAGCAAGAACAACAACAATCTGAACTAGACGCTAATTATCAAGGGCTAGAAAGAATGGCTGCCCTCTTTGGTATAGGAAATAACGCTAACCAACAAGCTACAGGAGGAAAATAATATGTTAAGCTTAGGTATTAATAAAGAAAAAGAAAATATGTCTATGTTACCAGGAGTACAGCGAGCAGGTATTCCAGGTGCTCCTGTTAATCAAGAAAGAGAAATGAATGCAGCCCTAGGGACTGCGGTAGGAGAAGCACTGATACCTAAAGTATTAGGCACAGCAGGTACAGTTGCGTCTAATGCTGCACCAGGGGTGTTACAAGCTATGGGGCCTGCTGCTACTGCTGGGTCAGGAATATTAGGTGCTATGAGTGGTGCCGGAGGTGCTATGGCAAGTCTAGCCCCTATGTTAGGCCCTTTAGCTATTGCCGCATTACCTTTTATGTTTAAACAAGGTACTGAAAAAGTTAAAAAGAAAGAGAGCCATCCTTCTTATATGGATATGGCTTCGAGCTCTCCTATATTTAAAACCTACGGGCCAAGATTAGATTATCATGCAGCTAAACAAAATTATAGGAGAGCTATGCCTAGTGGCGCTTGGGCTGATCATGATGATATTGAAATGATTTTTGAACTTAGTCCCGAAGATGAACATAAACTAAGAATGGGTATACCTCTTAACAAAGGCACTGCTAATGTAGCGGGAATAAACCCTATGAAATACGGTGATGGGTCTAATTTTGTTAAATATGATTCTCCTACACCAATGTCTTCTGAAGATGAAATGATAAGAGACGCTTATGCTGATCTTACTTCTAGAAAAGGAGTAACACCTATGCAGGCAAGCGTAGGAATGATACCTACTCCTTACGTACAGCCTCATAATTTGCCTATGCAAGGCTTTAATCACGGTACCTCTGGTGTAGACCCTACTATAAGAATAGACCCTCTCGTTTATGGTGGACCTACAGACCCTAGAAGATTCGAAGGTATTTACGATGGCCCTACAGACCCTAGAAGATTCGAAGGTATTTACGATGGTCCTACAGACCCTAATAATTTTGTCTTCAACGGGCCTATGGCAAGTCCTTTTACTGGCAGTGCTTTTTCTGATGATTTAATTTATAGAAACCCAGCGGGAACTTATAGGTCCTACTCTCCGGGCAATGCGGGTACTCTAGGTGGGGGTAAAGGTATGCCAGTAGAGATAGTCCCCGAAACTCCTTCTAATGGATATGATATGCCTGCTATGGATCGAAGACCTCAGCTTCCAGTAGGGCCAAGAAATTTTCCTTTCTTTGGACCACAAATTCCTCCAGTCAGGGACTTTGACAATTTGCCTTTTCACGATAGAATAAGAGAATCTCCTCTTCCTCCAGCAGCTGGAGAGAGTAGTTTTATAGATAGGATGAAAGAAAAGTTCTTAAAACCTTACCCTTCAGGTGATCTTGATTACCTAATTCCTAGCCTTGGGGGGATAGCAGGCCCTATGTCTGGAGGCCCTTCATCTAATTCTGAGCCATCTGAAAGAAGGAGCAGTTTTATGGATAAGATGAAAGAAAATTTTTTAAGACTTTCACCTTATATTCTTGATCAAGTTGGGCCATTTAGTGGTCCTGGAGGAGGGGTAGCAGGCCCTATGTCTGGAGGCCCTTCATCTAAAAAACAGTTAGATAGTTTTAAAGTTCAGAGATCTGAACAAAGAGCAGATGAACTACATGATGCTAAGCTCTATGACATGATGATGAAGAGAAATAAGGCTGACTAAAAGAAAGTAATCTTATGAATGAACAACAGATTATAGAGTACCTTAAAAGGGTAGCAGCCGATCGAAAGATAGACCCCGGTATATTTGAAAAACTTGTTTTTAGAGAAAGCTCTTTTGACACTAGTAAAATCTCTGAAGACAACGCAAGAGGGTTAGGTCAGATCCTTCCTTCTACCTTTTTACAGCCCGGAATAGGGGTTGAGGGATTTTCTCCTTCGTATAATAAATTAGAAAAAGCTTATAATACAGATAGAGCCAATAAAGAAGAAAAAGATCGAGGGCCAGAATCTTTTTGGGAGAGTTTGTCCAAAGAAGAAAAAAATAATTGGATTAACTCTATAATACCAAATATGCATAATGAAAAAACTAATTTAGATTTTTCAGGGAACTACTTACAGGCATTATTAAAGAGGTATGATGGCGACTACGACTTAGCTGTTGCTGCTTATAACGCAGGCTTCGGTGCAGTCTCTAAAATTGGCGGAGTGCCTAACAATCAAGAGACTATTGATTATCTAAACTTTATTTTAGGCTATACTAAAGATTTTGGAACAACAGAAAAACCACCTTATATTAAGACAGATAAAGGTAAAGATACTCTAGCAGGCGTTTTTAACTTTAGTCAAATTGAAAATGGATTTCCTCCTTTACCTAGACCTATGGAAGTTGCTCAATTAAATACTCCTTCCACACAAGATCCTTATGATGCTGCTTTGCAAGCTTTAATAGCGCAAAGATTAGAGGAAGGAAATAGTGGTGCAGTCGTGCCTGCACTTGGGGGTGACATTAATACTAGTAGTATTTCTGTTGTACCTGCGCCGATGGGTATTGACGCTAACGCGTTAAGTGCAATAAAGGCAGGACAAATACAAAGACAAGCTATTCAGAATCCAGGAGTAGTAATAAAAGGATATAATAAAGGAAATAGTATGGTACAACCTGACATCTCTACCTATCTTGATATACTAAGTAGAAGAGGGCCTACCGACAGAAATCTCAGCGATATGAATGTAGGTGAAATACTAGATAATGTTGAAGCAATGCGTAATCCTCCTGGAGGAACTGCTGATGATACTGTTCCAGCTATGCTAACCCCTGGAGAAGCAGTTATACCCGCAGAGGCTGCTCAAATACCCGCTAATAATGCTATTATATCAAGAATGATAGAGCAAGGCAGAAGTATTCAAAGAGAAGATGAACGACGAGAGTCTGGAAGAAAAGACTACAGGCTTAAAAATACTATGGCAGCTACTGGGCCTATCTCCCAGTATGAAAAACTAAGACAAGATGAAGCAGTAAGGTTAGGTTATAATCCTACTCGTAATTTTGTTGATCAAATGAAAAAAACATTAAGTTCAAGTATTCAAAACGTCCCTGGACCCCATGTTGTAGAACCTCTTTCTTCTGTGGGAGATAGGTTTAATAATTTAACCGGTGCAGTTACTGAAAACTTTAATAAGTTTATAAATTTTAAACCATTATTAGAAAGAAGAGAAGACGCAGAAGTAGTAGCACGTAATAAAATGTTAGACTCTTTTATTACAAAGCAACCCCCTGCAGTTGGCCCTTTACCCGATAGTACTTATGATGAAGAGATTACTAAACGTTTAAGTGAAAAAGTAATTACTAAACGTTTAAGTGAAAAAGTAATTACTTCTCCAGATGGAAAAGTTGTTACAGACGGTATACATACAGTAGAAATGTCAGATAATGATTTTTTAAATGAAGGCCAAGATAAAGGAAAAATAGTAATAGCTGGCCCTGACGGAAATAAAACTGATGGTACAGATATATTTAAAACTATAGAAGAAACCTTTGGTTTTAACAAACAAGACGTTATGAGAGCTATGTTGTATTATGCTGGAGGTAGATTATCAGGTGGTAGCCACGGCGGTTCAATGAGATTTGCTGGTAAGCAGGTACTTGATGATGTTAAACTTAGGCAAACACTGGGGTCAAGAGCTTCAGGAAACAGACAACAAGTAATGAACAGTCTTAGAAGTCTCTTCGGAAAAGGGTCTGACTTCTACACCCCTGAACAAAGAAAGAAAATTCAAGCTGCTTTAGCTGCAGGAGATGAAATACTTGCCAGGACTCTTATGGCAGATCAAAGCCAAATGAGTGAATGGGCTGGGTTAGTAGACTTTAGTAAAGCTGCAGACCAAGTCCGTAAAGTTGGTACAAGATACTTACAGGATTCTTGGCCTCTAATGGACGGTACAGGCAGAAGAGTCACTATGATAAACGGGGAAATGACTCCGTTTGAGGTCGGAAAAGAATGGGAAGACACTTCTCAAGATATTATTACTAACAATCCTGATTGGGCTGCTGATTACTTTAAAGCCCTATCAAAAGAAGAAAATAAAAACTTAAGCAAAAAGTTTGGGGGTGGAGAAGAACTATCTGAAAGCTCAATCAATCAAGCTGTGGTAAAAGCAGGTAAGTATCTTAACAGATCTAATGAAGATATGGTACATATACTAGATGATCTTTTAAAGTTAAATCCTGAGATGATACCAGAGGGTATTGGCTTAGAGTCTATGTTTAAACTATTAGCACTCGGTGGTTCTCAACAGGCCGAAATAAAAAAGATAGAAAACATGGGGCAAAAAGATATAGATAAGTTTATATCTGATTTAGGTGGCATTAAAAGTGCCAACATGGCAGTACAAGAAATAGAACAGTACCTCACACAAAGTGGTGCTAGCTTGTATACTAGTCTAGATCAAGCTAAGTTGACCCCAGGGTTTTCTGAACTCAGCGGATCCCCTGAGAAAGATAAACAACGAAGAAATATTCTTAACGCACCTAATGATTATGTTAGGACTATTCTATTAGGGCAATACATAGCTAAATAAGAAAGAGTAGGTACTCGTATGCGAGATTTTAGTTTCTTAATACCTGACGCAGAAAAGAAAGAACCTGCTGCAACACTCCCCGGTAGCGATATTATATTAGGGGATAAAACTTTTTCTGTGAGAGACGGTGATACTCTCACCACTGAAAACGGTATCAGTACTAGATTAGAAAATATAGACACCCCTGAAGTTGCTAGGTTTGGAGAACAAGGGGAGTTTCAAGTAGGGCAGTACGGAGCTAGAGCCTCGCAGAAAGCGGTAAGAGATGTTATAACAGGTAGAAATTTTGACCAAGAAAATTTGACTGGTAAAAAAGGTTTCTTCGGTAGAAACCTAGGTGACCCTCAGAGCGCAGACGGACAAACCCTTTCAAATTATCTCCACGAAGAAAGAGTAGTAAGCGTTAATCGTTTTATGAAAAAAGAACAGCAAGCCCTAAGAAATATCGGGGCTTTCTCTGATAGTTTTAGAGACAAAGGTAGTAATATCTCTGCAGGGGATAAAGCCAGGGCGATAGTTGAAAGCGTTGTTAGACCAGAAGACTTTTTAAGGTCCGTTTATGGGACTGCAGATCAACTATTTCACGGGTCTAATTTACAAAAAGATTATTACGTTGCTGAGATAAATAAAATTAAGAGTGCACTAGAGAAAGAAAAAGACGAAACAAAAAGAGCAGAGCTAGAGCAAGAACTGCTTGCTAATAGAGAAGCATTAACTATTTCGGTTAACAGTGAACCCTCTGCCTATAGTATAGATAAAAAATTCAACGAGCTAGATCAAGGTAAACCTAAATTCTGGGGAGAAATGTGGAACGCTGGAGAAAAAAGTTTATATCTCCTAGAGAATACAGCTGCAGGTGTTACTCAATGGGGCGGAGACCTAGTTAATTCTAACACAATAGAGACTTGGGGAGAAGAGTGGGTAGCTGAAAACGAAAATAGATTGTTAGAAGCAGGCTACACCACAGGGCTATGGGATATCAGAAATCCTTTAGATGTAGGGAGGTTCGTGTCATCTTCTATAATCCAATACGGTCCTCAGCTTGGGGTGATTGGAGCAGCTTCCGCAGGAGGTTTTGCTGTGGGTGGACCCGTTGGCTCTCTCGTTGCAGGTACTGCTACAACATTCATGATGGCTGTTTCTTCTGTCTACCAGGGACAACCCGAAGGAGAGAAAGACCCTCTCATAGCTGCAGGTATTGCTATGCCTATAGCGTTAGTAGATAGGTTTGGTTTCTCTAAATTAACTGCAGGATCTAATGCTTTTACTAAAGATGGTAGAAGAGAGTTACTAGAAAAATTTGTTAAGCGAGAAGAAGATAGACTAAATATGGGCCCTCAATTACCTGATGGTGTTAGGCCTACAACTGATGAGATTAGAAAAACAGCTAGTGAAAACCTAGACAAAGCTACTATGGAAGAGTTGTTTAAGGCTAGTGATACATTAGAAATACTAGCAAAGAAACAGATACTTGCTAAAAGAACTATAACTGACTTTATTAAAGAAGCGGGTAAAAGAGGCAGTATAGAAGGTGCAACAGAATCTATTCAAGAAGCCATACAAGAAATAGGGCTTGCCGCTACTACCTCTACAGAATTAGATTACACTAATCTTATGTATACTATGATAGAGGCCGGGGCAATAGGTTCTGTTGTTGGTGGTGGGTATAGTATACCTGGGATATTAAGTAGGAATGATCGTATCAACTCCTCAGTAGCTCAAATGACCCCTGAGAGCGCAGAAAGAAGACAAGTAGTATCTCTTATTGAAGAGAATATGAGGGAAAGAAACAACGGAGTAAAGCTCAGTCCATTGCAAGTAGTTAAAGACGTTAAAGAGGGTAAAGGTCTTTGGCAAGGTAAAGAAAAATTATCTTCTAGTAATAACTTAGAGAAGCTATCTAATAGATACCAAGACTCTAAGGGTGCGGGATACTGGAGAGACTTCCTTAACTTAACTGGAGGGAAGAAACCTCACAAGAGAGCTTTGCAAGCCTTCAGAAACTTTTTAGATAATAACTATAGAAAAACAGATGGCAGTGATAATATTAATATACAAACTCTTGGCGGTCTAATTGGCGGGCTAAGAATATTTAGCGGTCTAAGTGTTACTCAAGAACAAGGGGTCTCTTTTTCTTCTATGTTTAAGGGGATGCCTAGCGAGTCTGATATTAAAGAAATAGTAGGGGCTAACTCAGAGCTGAGCTCCCTATATACTTACCTCAATCAGGATCCAGCTACATTACCTGCCAACGTAGATAAAGTTAAACTACAAGCTTTAAAAGATTCTCTTGTTAGTATAGAAGAAGATATAATTACTTACTTAGAAACAACAGGCACTGAAAATGAAATAGGAATAACTACTACTATAGATGGGAAGAAACAGTTAATACCTGGATTTCTTACAACACCTAATAACTTATTGCCTAGCTCTATAGATAAAAACTTTTCTGACTTATTAAGAGGAGTTGAATTAGAAGACGGTGTGTCACTACCTACAGATAAGCGTACTAGTAAAAGAACACCTATAAAGTTAACTGAGAAACAAATAGTAGGGCTTGTAGATAGAGCTAAAGACTCTCGGCTTAATTCTGAAGATAGAAAATTATTGAGAGAAGCAGGGGTTTTTGGTAACCCTAAGTTTGCTAAGTATAGAAGCAGTAATGTCTATAATGATACTCTACAAACCGTGGACTCTATTACCAGAGAAATAGGTATTGCAAGTAGATTCGGTAAGAACGGAGAGGTAGCTGCAAGACTATTAGAACAAGCCCATGCTGCCGGGGAGATAACTGAAGACGAAATGTTACAGTTTGCTAACCTCACTGAAAGCTATATTCAAATGGTTAAGGGGGAGTTTAGACCTATTAAAAACAGAAGAATGAAGTGGGCACAAGAAAATATTTTGTTTGCTTCTACCTTAACTTATATGGACACTAACTTCTTTGCTAACGTAGCGGAAATGAGTTATGGTTTAATAGGTTTAAACGCTAAACAAATGAGAACTTATCTTAAAGACGCTGCGGCTATCTTTGTTAGAGGAATAGGGCTAGACATTAAAGAAGGCACTAGTCGTATTGCAGGTAAATCTTATAAAACTAAAAGACAACTAGCTGTTACTGATATTAGGGTAAGACGTCAGGTAGAAGCAGGGATTCTCAGGCCTAAAAGCGATATTGCCCACTTAGAAGGGGCTAACTTAAATTCTGATTTTTATAAAAAAGCTTCAGCATTACTTTATAAATTAAATTTAGTAGAGAACCAGACTTTAGGTATGAGAGCAGCTCGAGCAGGCCCGGCTTGGAATGAAATGCTTAAGATGCTTACTATAATTAAACAAGATCAGGACCTAGGCATGGGTACTACTGAAGCTGGCAGATACTCTAGAGACAGACTTAATTACTATGGTATTAACGTTGAAGGGCTTATAGCTAGGCTAGACAAGATAGCAGGTAAAACAGAAGAAGATATTCTAGACGGAATAGGAATGGACCCGGCTGATGCTCAGTTTATTAAAGAACAGTATATCATAGGGGTTACTAACTTTACAGATGAATTCTCTGTCAGACCAGAGCCAGGTTCTTCTCCTAAAATATTAGAAGACCCTCATCTAGCCCTGTTTACTCAGTTTAAAAGATTTATATCCCATTTCACTGCACAAGTAATTCCCAGGGCTTGGAATGGTTATATCAGAAGTGGCAACCCTGCAATGAGTAGGAGTGTTTTTAATTCTATTTTAACTGCTTATATGCTAGCTATGTTATCTATGATGGTAAAAGACTATATAGTATACGGTGAAAAAGCCCCTTGGTTAGAAGACGATGACGAAGAAGGTAGATTTACTAGAACCTCTAACTGGAGAGCAGCAGAGTACACTGGTTGGATGGGAACCCCTGCTATGGCATTAGAGGCTATAGCAGAAATGAGTGCTAACGCTAGCAAGATGAGCCCTCTAGAAAATCTATACGATGCAGTAATAAGTCAATCTCCTGCTATAAATACAGTAGATAGTGAAGTAAGAAAAATAAGTGGCGGGGCGGACATAGCGGAAAGAATAGCTAAGAGAACTCCCTTCTTAGGTGACATAAGAATAACTAGAGAAAAAGAAATAGAATTCCTTAAAAAACTAACGGAGAATTAATACTATGTTCGTAAAAGCAGGCAGTACCCTTCAAAGAAAAGCACCATTAGCTCCTCCCGTTACGAGTACTGATGGTATGGTAGAAGATTTAGCTACAGCTATTGATCCTGTAGGCTTGCTAAATAAGACTATGGCAACTACAGCAACTACCGATAGAACCTCTGCGGTAGAACCTTTAATAAGTGAGCAAGTCCCTGGGCAAACTTTTACTGGATTGCAATCTGGTGTTGCTGGAGGTCAGAGAACTCAGTACCCTGTTCCCCCATCAACTGTAGAAGAATTAAGGCAAAGAGATATTGAAACTAGTAACATTGCTCTTGATGTTGAAACAAGACTTCCTGACTTTAGAAGAGACCCTAATGCCCCTACTGAATTAGCTGGGTCGCGTCAAAGAATTACTGACACTCTAAATCAATTTGCACCTTCTATTCCTGAGTTACAGGCATTAGAGATAAAAGAAGCAGATGATACTGCACCTCTAACACCATCTGAGTTACAAGAAAGCGCAAGATCTCAAACAGACGCTAAGATAAGAGCTTTCACTAACACTAAAAGACTAGACGGTATGGCAGAGTTAACAGAAGACTTTGACAATTCAATCAGGATTAATTCGGATGGAAGTTTTCCAAGCACCCCTTTTTTAAAGAGACATAGTGAGGGCGACGAAATAGTCTACGAAAAAATGGAAAAAGAATTTGGACTAAATGATGTTAACGTAAATAACTTTGGCAGTGTTGCTACAGTAGCTGCTATGGAATTATCTAAAGGTATAGCTACATTTAAATATCACGGCGGAATGAATGAAGAAGGTAATGAACACTTAGGTTCTAAAGCAGATGAATTCGAAGAGGGAGTTGCTCTAGAAAATGACATGAGAGCAGTTAACGCTAAAGATTCTTCTCTAAACCCTGAAGAGAGAATTGCTAAATCCTTAAAACTATTACATAAAGCTTTTAGAAGACCTGATTCTCAACCTATTCTTAGAAGTATGCTAGGAGGTGTTCGCTCTACTATGTCTTCTCTATTAAATAATGGGCAAGATGTAGGGGTTAAAGGTAACTACGGTGCAGCTGCTTTCCTAGAGTATATGACTGAAAAAGGTATGATTAGTTGGGGGGTTAACAAACAAGGCAGAGTAGTGCCTATTAATACCTCAGATAACGTATTAAATACTTTTGGTAACGATATACTACTCAAAGCTTACTTGGCTAACTTAAGAGACCCTAATATAAACTACCCTAATGCACAACGAACTCCATTTAATAAAAATAAATTTGCAAGTGAAAAAAGAAATATTAGTATAGCCAAAAACGGTAAGTCATTAGAAGGTAATGACAAAATAGCAGAACAATACTTGACAGATAGAAGTAATGTAGGAATACAAATAAATCCTTTGGGCTATGAGATGATGACTAAAATGGTTTTTGATATGAAAAGAGCCATAGATAAAAGTCAAACAGGAATGAACGGAGGAATACCTCACCCTATGGCTGAGACCTTAGGAGAAGTAGGGCCTAAATCTTTTAAGAAATATTTAAGAAGAGCTAAACGGGCTAGACAAGATGAAAGATTACACCTGCATCAGGAAATTCTATTTAAAACTCTTTTTGAAGACCCTGAAAATACTTTTGCTCAACAAGCTCAAAGACAAATAGACATTAATTGGGCCGGTATACAAAGAGATTTAGAAGAAAAAATTAGACCTATCTTTGCTGATGGAGAAACTAGATTCATTAATCACGTACAGTCTCAAGCTACTAACAGAGTCTTTGCTGCAGTAAGAGATCTACAGTATATGAATGGAAAAGGCGTTATAAGAATGGCACTTTCTTTTGCTAACGTAGACCCTATCACTGTAACTTCAGCTGATTTAGAAGTACCTAGTAATAATATTGAGAATAGTAAAGTAATGCGTTTAGCTAAATCTGCTTTAAGTACTGATGGTACTAGTGGAGTTAATTTAGGCTATACTGTTAAACAAAAGTTAGATGCTCTACCAGAAAAAGATATGCAGCTATTAGATTATCATTATGCTTTAGGGTTAGTGTTAGGTAAAATGAATGGGATAAAATTCTCAGACCCTGTAGCGGCAGTTAGGCATGGATTAACTAATTTTAAAACAGCCGTAGGATTATCTAAGGAAATAGTTGGATGGCAAGAGGGTCAAGCTAAATTAAGTGGAATGACAAACGAACAGCTACAACAGCAGCCTGATTCTTTTGAAGGACTATCTACTGAACTGCAAGGGCTAATTAATGGTCACAAGGGTGAGTGGATGTATCCTGTTAGTGTGTTATCTCAAGCTATTAAACTAGAAAATATTAAACAAGGAATTCCAGGAAGTAGCTTAGTTAAATTTGATTACACAATGGAAATGGATGCTACCCAATCTAATGCAGCTAATATGTCTTTAATCATGGGAGATACAGAAATAGCCTTAACTTTAGGTTTGCTAGAAGGAGTAGACACTAGAGAGTTTGGGGATCTAAGAGATAAAATATGGAAGAATATACAAAATGATGTTGAAAATGCTTTAACAGGGCCTGAAGATAGACCAGGAAAAGAAGCCTATAAAAATTTCTTTAATAAAATAAATAACTTAGAGGGAGCTAACCCTGCTAAGTTATACGCTAGGGGTTTAGTAGTTGCTGGTTTGTACGGTAAAACTTCTAGAAAAATGTATAGTGAAGCAAGAGAAATGTTTGATCAAATCAATGCTTTAGATGAAGACATTATGAAAGATTTAGAGAGTGAGTATGGGGGCAACACTAAACAAATGGAAGAAGATTTAGCTGAAATTTTTACTAGCTCTATGAAAGCTTCTATGGGTTCTTTGTATAAGTATCAAAACTTTATGAAGGGTACTGGCACTATAATCTCTATGATTAATGGTTCTACGGATATAGAGGGATTTTTAGGGCCTATAACTCTGGCTAAAGATAATCTCCTTCCAATGCATGATGTTAGTAGAGAAATCAAAGAAAGATTGTTAGCAGAAAGCGACCCGGAAAGAATGAATATAGGCCAGGTAGACTATGAGCTAGGTCGTTATGTAAAAGTAAACGACTCAGGTGTCTCTTCCGCTAATAATATTAAGAAAAGATCTTTCGAACTAGCCAAAGAACTTGGTATAGTTAATGATAACCCAGGAGAGTTAGGTAGTCAAGTTACTAATGCTATACCTGTAGACTTAGTACAATCAGCTGATGCTTATATGATGTTTGTAGCAGCTTTAATGGCTTCAAAACCTGACGGTAAACCTTTAAATCAATTAGGTATTCACGACGCTAGTATAACTACTGCAGGCTCTACTCTCAAATTTAAAAATGCTTATGATAACATAGCCTACCACATGGCAGCTCAAAGAGCCCCAGAAGTTATGAGCTCTGTTATTAGTAGTATGGGGAATCAATTAGAATCTTTAAGAGAAAAACACTTAGGGGATTATAACGCTGCTGTTATAGCAGGAGAAGAACCTCCTTTAGTTAGTTTATCTACGGTTAAAACTGCTTCTTCTAAGGGAGAATTAAGTGGGTTTTCCGGTGTCACTGCCTACTTAGATAAAATAAATGCTAGAATAAATGATAATAGCTTTTACAGCCCTAGAGAATTAGCTAGGCCTCAAGTAGCAAATCAAGTTGAACAACAAACAAAATACAATAAAGTTATTATAGAAGAAGCTAAAAAATTAGGCTACGAACCTCCTAACTCTAATGATCCTAATTCAGATTTTATAAGAGCAACTATGAGAGTTGACGGGAAAGAATTCGCAGGACTTTTAACTCTTATAGAAGAAAGTTTAGGCTTGTCTGCTACTAGTCAATGGAAAAGTAATCTAGGGAATAGAGATGATTATATAAATAGAGTCAGCGCTACAGGTAGAAAGTATAAAGCTACACCTAACTCTTCTTATTCTGCAATGCTTAAAGCAATGATAACTAGTCAAAGGACAGATGGAATGGGTCGCAAAGTGAAAGCAGACTCTGAAAATAAAAAACTTAGAGAGTTAATGAGTAGAGTTAAAAAATGGAATAACAATTTAGTGTATTAAAAATTAAAAACCCCAAGGATCAATTAAGATTCTTGGGGTTTTTTATTTCAAAGACTTTTATTAAACTTATCTGCAAGGCTTCTCATCTTACTAGCTTCCTTCATAGCATCTTCTTCAGTCATACCGTCTTGTTGTAAGTCTGCTACGTTCCTTTGATATACTGCTTCCATTGCCGCTTTGTTTAAACCGGGGGTGAAGGCTAAAGCAGGGTCTAGATTAAGGTCTTCACAGACTTCTAAATCATTTATATCCATCCCCATTTTAGCTGCCGTGTTATAGTTTTTTCTTTCTGCCATGATTAATATCCTTCTGGTAATATCCCTCGGTTAGCCATAAGGATTCTTATTTCCTGTCGGGCCTTCTCGGGATCTTGTTGTTCTGCTATAAAGCACTCGTTTATTTCTGGCGTATAAGCCAGAGTCTGGGGGAGAGCCAGTGTATTACAGTATATATCATCGGTAACCGTCTTCATGCCCTGTAAGTATCTCCAGTTATAGTTTTTGTTTTTCATGTTACACCTCACGCGAAAAAGTAAGTAGAGTCAGAGACTAACTCAATCTCTAGATCACCGTTATCAGGCACTACTACATCACACTGCTCTGATTTAGACAAGATGTTTTCTTTTATCTGTTCAAACACATTATCTTTCTCATACATTTCCCTGAACACGTCTCGTGTTATCTGGGATAACTCCTTGATATCATTAGGATGAGTGGAAAAGGAGTCATGTACTGCGCCGAAGGCTTTATTCCACTTACTAATTACTATAGCCATGTGAGCTGCATCTTGTGAGTGAATGTAGTTAGGTGATATGCCTGCTGCGAACGCTCGTTTATCTGCGTGTTCAGTAGATACCTGGGCTACGTGTCTGATGCGACCTGGCTGGCTCTTCTGACCACCTTCTACTCCTCTTAACGTGGATAAACATTTCTCTGATCTTGTTAAGAAAGACTCGTACCTTATAGGGAAGCCTGAAGGGGCTGACCAGCTAATATAATTACTGCCGTTACCTCTTTCAAGAACGCTAGTTCTTCTGGTCATATCATTAGAGATCTCATTAAGTTGTTTAAGTAGTTCTAGATTATCTGGTTCTTCTCTGAGTTGTGCTCTCATCTTCTTCGCCTTTTCATAATCCTTTCTTCTTTGGTTGAGGGAGACTACATCTCCGTTCTTATCATATACTGTGAACATACCTAGCTCGTAGGCAGCTAGGTTCTGTAAGTACTTCATTGTCTTCTGCCCACCAGGACAGACCTTAGCAATAGCTTCTATTATTTTCTTAGCTAAGTGTTCACAGTCTAACATAGAAATATTAAACTTAATATCATAACCGAACTGATATAGATCACTGAACATACTGTCTGCTATTGTTTCTTCTCCGGCCGAGTAAGCCCTAGTCATTGTGGCCCGCTTGGCTATTCCTTTTCTTATCTGAGATAAGTTCATCCCTCTATCCTCAAAGAATTGTTTCTCAGAAGATAATAATTCTTTAGCAACTTGTATGTATAAGTCTACAGGGATAGTAGTATCCTCAAGACCTACGTACAAGCCTGTTTCTCCATCTTTAGCTATCGCAGCTGAGTGTTGATAACCGTTACAAGTACCGTCAATAGGAGTAGGTATACAGACCTTATGTTCAGGATCAGCTTCGAAGGCTGCCCACTCAAAGCAACAAGCTAAAAATACAAAAGGTTTTTCACAGTCATGTATAGTATTATCGGTGGCTGTCATAAGAATCATGTCAGCGTTCTCCTCACACCACATTACCCTATCATTTAAAGACATTTTATCTACAGAGATATTATCTAAGCCTTCCTTCTCAAGATACTCTTTGTAGTTCCACTCAACCCAGCTAGGTATTTCATTTATATTATAGTTCTGATTGAAGGAGTTAGCCGTGTGTACTTTCAGGGCTGCTACTCCGTCTTCGTTCAGCTGGGCCCCTTCAGCAAACATCATAAGCCCTCTAGCCATATCACTACCTTGGTAGTTTAGGAAAGGTTCTCTATAGTAGATGCGACCACGATAATCGAACTCTATAGTCTGATAGAACACCTCAAGGTTTAACATAGCCTCTGCCTTACGTAGAGTTATTCTTATCTCGTTAGTCTTAGACATAGAGCGTAATACATTAAGCTTTCTATTCCACAAGGCAGCTGTCTTGTTATAACGGTCCCTGGTTTTCTTATTATCTTTCTTCTTCATTGCCCGGTAAGCGTTCTTAAGATCTAACTTAGATCCTTCTTCAGGCATATCAGGTATGTTAGGTAAAATATCTAACAACTTACTATTGATAACATCGTAAAGCTTTTTATTTACTTTCCAGGCTTGTCGTTCAAGCTTATTAGCTGCGTTAACAAAGGGTCTGTTAAGTAACCTATTAAACTCTTTAGAGTTTTCATCATCCCAGCCTTTAATAATGGGCCTTCCACCTCTGAACAAGTTGTTTATCTCTACGGGTTCGTTGTGGTGGGTTGCGACAAGAACGTCCCTGTCTTCTGCTATAGGTATTATATTTATCTCAGCCCAATAGCTTGTAGGCTCAACCATAAACGGTGCGTCTTTATCTAACTCAGAGAATCCTGGGTCTCTAAAGATTTTTATATAGCCTCGTTGTAGGAAGGCTTCTAACATCAGATCCCCTAAACATATCTCATTACGCCAAGACATTGTTTCTTTTGTTATGTACTTAGTTATCGTGGACCCTATCCTCGTGGATAGCGCTGTGAGCTTGGCCTTACCTGCTGGTACTGCCCTTGTGTCTCTGGAAAAGAAAGCTTGTATTATGTCTGTTGCCATAACAACTACTTTCTCTGCCTCTTCGTTAAACTTAGAATAAAATTTAAGAAGTACTGCACCAGAGTTTGCCTTGGGATTATTAGGATTAACTTTCTCGACCCTCTCTCGGAGGTAGTTTGCTACTTCTTCTATACCGCTCATGTTTTCTCTCCTTAGAATGTTACTTCAGAACCTACTGGGTCTAGCCTACCCGTGTCTGAGTTATACTTTACTTTTCCAGCAGGCCCTGTATCACCTGTGAACCTGGACTTTAATACTTTAAGGGATATAGTATTTCTTGCTGACTCATCTTCACTTGAGATGTCTCTTGCAAAAGCAATTATGTCATGTGAGATTTGTTTTATAGAGCCTGAACCCCTTATGTCGTCTACTGTAGGCATGTGTCCTTCCTCAAAAGACTTACCTGTCTGCTGCATTTTTCTTAGATGTGATACTAAACCTATCCATACGTTATGTTGCTTAGTTATTCTTAGTAGGTCATTCATTATCTTATCGAT